CCCCCTTCGAGCAACGCACACCGCACTTTTGACTTTTTTTCCGAAAAGTTTTGAAATTTTTTTGAGGGCTTATGATAGACAAGACAGAAACCGCACAAAAGGAATATGACAGATTGTGTCAAATATACGAAACCGCAGGCGTTGAACAGGTAAAACTCGACGCATACGACAACTTGATCCGAAAGGTCGCGGAATTATTCGCGCGACTCGAGTCAATCAAAGATTTGCCGCTTATAATCGTATCCCGCTCCGACCTTTCGCAACAAAAAGAAACGGCGGCGGGTCGAGTGCTTGTTAAGTATATGGCGCAATATACGTCCGCGATAATCAAACTAAACAGAGAACTTCTCGGAGCGATCCCCGACGATGACGGCGACGCGTTGGACGACTACAAAGACGACGAACGATGAATGAATGGACTTTGATAAATCCCGATATTACGCCGATCGACGGGTGGCAGACGTTAAACGAAGAGGCGGGCGGCGGTCATAGTTTTTTAATCGAGTATTATAAACGGTGTCGGGCAGGCGAAATTATTATCGGCCGCGAACTTAAAACGGCTCTCGAAATGCTTATACAGGACATCATCGACCCCGCCCGTCTTTATCCGTTCGATGTCCGCCCCGCGCACAAACGGATTTCGTTTATCGAAAAAGAGATAAAACACTTTGAGTCGCCGTTCGCGGGAAAGCCGTTTTTATTGACCCTTAATCAAAAAGCGTTCGCCGAGGCGATATTCGGTTTTTTCTTTTTTGATAACGACCTGCCGGGCGGCGGCAGATGTGTCCGTCGTTTTCACGAGGTTTTATTCCTTGTCGCTCGAAAAAACGGAAAAACGCCGCTAATATCCGCGCTTATTCTCGCCGATTGGTTTTGTGGTGAAATGGGTCAAAAAGTTATGTGCGCCTCAAACGACTACGAACAGGCGGGACTCGTGTTCGATTGCATAAACAACTTTCGGGAAGAATCGCGCTCGATGTGTAACGTTACACGAAAAAACATCAAGGGAATATTTTTCGGCAACCCCCGACAAAAGCGCAAAACGGGGAAATTTTCAATCCAAAACAAAGGCACGATCAAAAAGATGTCCGCAAAAATGGGCGCAAAGGAAGGTCGAAACTTAAAAACGGTCGCGGTCGACGAAGTCCACGAAATGAAAGACGATTCGACGGTCGCCCCGCTGCGTTCATCGCTCACAACGCAGGACGAGCCGTTGTATTTCGAAATGACGTCGGAGGGCGTCGTCTTTGACGGCTATCTCGACAAAAGGCTCGCCGTCGCTCGAAAAGTTTTACGGGGTGAAATAGTCCGTCCGCGTTGGCTTATATGGCTTTATACGCAGGACAGCGAGCGCGAAATATGGAACAACCCGTCATCGTGGACAAAATCAAACCCGTTGCTCGGCGTTGTCAAAAAAATATCGAATTTACGCGATCTTGTCGAAGAGGCGCGCACCGACGGCGCGCAGCGCGCGTTCACCCTCGCAAAAGAATTTAATTATAAAGCACTTACCCCGGGCGCGTGGCTCGACACAGATTTAATCGAAGTCAAGGACACGTTTTCATTATCTGACTTTCGGAATTATTGGTCAATCGTCGGCGTCGACCTTGCCGAAACGAACGATTTATGCGCGGTCACTTATCTTTTTATGCGACCGAACAGCCCGAAAAAATATTATTATACGATGTATTTTGTGACGTCGGCAAAAGCGAACGACCCGCAGGCAACCGACAGCCCGACGAACGTCGAAAAGAAAAATTATCGCGAATGGGCCGCGAGCGGGTATTGTCGGATTGTTGAGGGAAATGTCATCGACGACGAAATCGTCGCAGACTTTATGCGCGAGGTTTATGATAAATTCGGGATACAGCCTTACAAGATCGGATATGATGAATGGCACGCAAAAAACTTCGTCAAAAAAGCGGAATTTCATTTCGGAAAGACCGTTTACGGGACGCCGTTATGCGTAAACGTGCGAATGAATTTCAGCACATTAAACGTCCCGACACGAACACTCGAACTCGATTTGCGATCCCGAAACGTCAATTACGGCGGGAACGAAATTTGCAAATGGTGTCTTAAAAATACGGCTGTCCGTCACGATAAAAACGGATTCGTTATGCCCGAGAAAGTGCAGGGATATATCGGAAACAAAATCGACGGGACGGTTACAAAGATTATCGCAAACGCCGTTCATCGGCAATTCAAGACGGAATATACTTCGCTTATAGGTGGCGTCAATGCAAGTTAAGGACAATCCGCGTATATCAAAATTTCAAAACGAAATCAGATGTCCGATTCACAAATGTTTAATCGGAAAATATGACGTCCGAACGGGCGTTATAAACGCGACGTTCTTTTGTCCGAAATGCAAAATCGAATATACGTTTACTATTGCCGCAAAAAAAAATCAATAAATTTTTTCGTAAGGGCTTGACTTCCGTCAAAATCGAAGTTAAAATATAGAAAAATTAAATATCGCGCCGCATTGTCGGCTTGTGTTTTCAGTATCCTATTTTTTGATATTGCAATCAAAAAACAAGTGGGTCAATCCTTACAAAGACTATACTATGTCTTTTTATCGGATTGACCCGTTTTTTTGTGCTTTTTAAGGAGTTTTTCGCGCGTGGGTGCATTAAAAGAGGCGTTAATGTCGCTTTTCGGCAATAAAAGAACGTCGTATTATAACAGAATAATCAACGCCGATTCCGTTCTTTTTTCGTCTTTCGGAAACGATATACACGCGTCGGACATCGTCCGAACGGCGATTCATCGTGTATGCTCGGAAGTCGCGAAATGTTCGTTGAAATCGGTCATCGAAAAAGACAATCCGAAATCGGTTAAAACCCGCAAAGATACGATAAACGAAGTTTTCGCGGGTCGCGTAAACCCTTATTGCGGATTGCACGATTTTTTATACAAGATCGCATATTTGACGATTGTAAATAAAAATTGCGTTGTTTATTGGGCTTACGATGAAATCCCGCTTAACGACGGGTCGGGGCAGGTATGGCGCGCGACGCGCGGTTTTTACCCGATCGACAATGCGGAAATCAGAATATACGTTGTCAACGAAGAAGTGCGCGCCGAAATAACAAGCGCAACAACGGGCGACGTGTTCGACCTTCCCTATTCCGATTTGATTCATATCCGTTTTGATTATGGCGCAAACCCTGTTCTCGGCGGCGGGGCGAGCGGACTGCCCGATTACCGCGAAATGCTCGCAAACCTTCAAACATTGCACGTCGTCAAAGAATCTATCCCGAAAAGTATTCAAGCGTCGTTATCCTTGAAAGGTGTCCTTTCGATGAAAACGGTCGCCGACATAAAGAAAAAAGAACTTACTCGCAAAGAATTTGAGGATCATCTTTTCAAATCGGATTTAGGTATCGTCGCAACCGATTACGAGGCGGATTTTTCGCCCGTCAATATATCCGCGACAGATATTCCGCAAAACATCTTTTCACTTATCCGCGACGAAATCCTGTCGCCTTTCGGCGTATCCGTCCCGATCTATCTCGGAAAATACACGGACGAAGAATTTACGGCGTTTTACGAAACGGCGATCGAACATCTTTTGACCGTTATCGCCGAGGCGTTCACGGTAACGCTTTTCACGCCTCGCGAAATAATTTACGGGTGCAAAATCAAATATTATGACCGCCTCGTGCAATCCCTTTCGTTTGATCGTCGCGAAAAAATATGCGAAATGACAAAAGATGACGCCCTGTTATCGCGTCCCGAGCGTCGCGAATTGTTAGGATACGAACCCGACGGCGAGCCGACGCGCGTATCGTTGAATTATATCGACGTCGCAATCGCAAACGAATATCAGATGTCGACTTTGGACTTAAAGCAAAAAAAGGAGTGACAAAAATGTCCGCATTAAAAGATAATCCGAATTTTCATCGCGCCGCAACGCAATCCCGCGCAAATGTAAAAGCCCCCGAGGGTGTTATTGAAGGTTATCCGATAGTATTTAACGAAACGACAAGTATCGGCGACTATTTTTATGAAAGTATCGACCCCCGCGCGTTGGACGACGCCGATTTAAGCGATATTAAATTTTTAATCAATCACAATGACGGAATGATCCCCGTTGCTCGTCATCGTCGCGGACAGCGGTCGACAATGGACGTCGAAATCGACGAGCGCGGTCTGCATATCGTCGCAAATCTTGATATAAAGAACAATCCGACCGCGTCGGAATTATGCTCGGCAGTTATGCGCGAAGATATAACCGATATGTCGTTTTGTTTCGGAATAATCGTCGGCGGGGAAGAGTGGAGCGATCTCGACAAGCCTATGCCGACTCGCCGTATTACCAAAATATCGAAGGTTACGGAAATATCCGCCGTAAACGACGGAGCGTATCCGCAGACATATATTTCCGCCCGCTCGGCGGCGCCGTTGGATAACGATAAATCGGCGTTGGATAACGCCCGCGCGACCGCTGCGTTGGATAATGAACAAAAGCGAGCAGAAGAGCGACAAGCGGCTTTACGGCTTAAAATCAAAAAATATAAATTTATAGAGGAGCAGAAATACCTATGTTAAAGAAACTTCTTGAAAAGCGCAACGCGCTTTTGAACGAACTCAACGCCGACGACATCACCGAAGAAAAATTCAACGAAATTCGCGGCAAAATCGACAGGCTCAATTATCAGATCGAGCAGGCAAAACTCACCGAAAGCGAAAACCGCGCCGCGGACGAACAGGAAGAAACCGAAATCCGCAAACAGGCAGCAAGACCCGCGAACGGCGAACTCGCAAACACCGGTAAAGCCGCCGAGGAAGAAAAGCGCAAAGCCGAAACCGACGAACTCGAAAAGAGGGCGGCGGACTTAAAGGCGGGAAAAACGGTTAAGTTTGAAAGCCGCGCTGTTTCAACCTCTTCGACTCCGCTCGGGACGGTCGTAAGCGAGCAGATCAATCCCCCGTTTGAACAGGTCGGGACACTCGATAAACTCGTCCACGTTACGAAGATAAACGGCGGCGAATCGTATGAAAAGCCGTTCGTCAAGGCGTATTCGGCAGGCGGGATAACCGCAGAAGGCGGCGACTACACGACCGCCGAGCCGACTTTCGGATACGCAGCAATAAACAAAGTCAAAATCACCGCTTACGCGGAAGTCACGGAAGAAGTCGCAAAATTGCCCGCCGCAGATTATCTCGCTGTCGTCGACGACGCCGTCAAATCCGCGCTCCGTATCAAAAAGATACAGCAGATAATCGCGGGGACGGGATCATCTCAATTCGTGGGGCTTGCAAACGCGCCCGTGACGACTATCGAGGCGGCGCAGACCCTTACTATCGCAACGATAGACGAGGACACGCTCGACACGATCATCTATAACTACGGCGGCGATGAAAACGTCGAAGATGACGCCGTTTTGATAATGAACAAACTCACCCTGCTCGAGTTTGCGAAAGTCAAAGACACTAACGGCAGGCACGTCTACGACATCGTCCTTCGCGGCAACACGGCGACCATTAACGGAATCGGCGTTGTTTTAACGTCGAGTATGCCTGCCTACGGCACGGTATCAAACGGAACGGCTTATTTGTTCTACGGCAAATTAAGCGGTTACGAATTGACCGAATTTTCCGACGTCGACGTCGCCGTATCGAAGGATTACAAATTTAAGCAGGGTCAAATCTGCTTTAAGGCGTCGCAATTCTGCGGAGGCGCGCCCTCGATGTTCAACGGCTTTACGCCCGTAATCAAAGCCTCGGCTTGATCTTTACCGTCGGCGTCAATTTTCACCCGATAAAAGGAGTCCTATTATGACCGAAATTCAAAAAATATTATACGGGCTCGGATATTTCGACGCCGACGCTTATAAAACCGCAGAAATACAGGATTACGTCGACGAGGCGGTCGAATTTATGACCGAAAGCGGCGTCCCCGCCGAAAATCTTTCGTCAAAGCGCGCTCTCGCCGTAAAAAAGATATGGGCAAACTTACGCGATAAAGGCGACGATAATCTTATCATCAGAAAAGACGGAATGATCGTCGCTCTTATATCGCAATTAAGAAGGCAGACCCCGCCTGCGGCGCCGACAGAATCAACAGACGAAGCGCCGCCGGCGACCCCGCCCGCGTCAACCGACGGGGAGGAATCGTAAATGTCGCAAAACGTAAACAAAGCGCGGACGTTGATTAAATTCGGCGTTCAAAACACCGATTACGTCGCAGGCGTCGGCGTTTCAACGGTTTATGACCTTTTAACGGTCAAGGTCGGGACAGACGACGACGGGGAAGATTTGACGACGGATTGTTTTTATTGTGAATGGCTCGGCTCGTATGGGGCGGCGGCTATACAACAGCAATCCGACGGAATTATCCGCCCTGCGCGGGTGCGTATGAAATACGTCGACGCCGTTTATAACGCGCTCATATCAAAAAAGCCCGTAATCATCTATTATCGCGGAATCGTTGACGACGAACACGCCTTCACGCTCGCGTCGTCGGCAGACAACTATTTATCGGAAAATCAAATGCTCGAATTTGCGGTGCAAAAACGCGAGGTCAAATAATGAACTTACTTTCTGACGTTCAAACAAAACTCGACGCCGTGTTATTGTCCGACAATATATTGTCGTTTCATTTACGGCGCGTCGAAGTAAACACAATCGGCGGAGCGTCGGCGGAAATACCCGACGACGCCTACGTCGTTTATCGTTTTTCGCCGAGCCGTTCTATTTTTGGAAACGGTAAACCGATTTTCAATCGGACTTATGTCAATATAAGTTATTATTTCAGACACGCAAAAACGACGCTATCATCGCAACAGGCAAACGACCGCGTCGACGCTGTTATATCGAAGTTTTTATCGGACGACCGTTATCGGCTCGCAAACGGGAAACGCGATATTGACGACGACGGGAGCGGTTATGTCGGAATAAATGTTGAATTATTGGCGTTTGCGCCGATGACCGAATATTATTTCGACCGATATAAATTTGCTCACGCACTTGAAAGCGACCGATCCAAAATGTCAAAAACCTTTCCCGACGGTGTAAAAATTGATTTCACCGGGTGGATTCGCAACGCGAGCGAGTCGGATTTTGAAATCGACGGCGTGACGCTTAATTATGCGTTTGCGACAAGCGACAACTCGATAAAAATAACGGGATTGATTGGACACGGCGAAATCCACGTTTACGCGGTCGGATACAACGCGACGGCGACGCTTTCACTCAACGATCAAAGTTACGAAATAGAGCGGGACGCGTCGCAAATATGCGTCTTTCCGTTCGCGATGAGCGGAAGTTACGAAATCGCCGTGACAAATGTCAAGGTTTACGGCGTGATTATAAAACAATAAACGGCGGGCGGCGGCTATGGCAGATAATAAAGGAATAAGCCTCGGCGAATTTTCCGACGAATTAAACGCGATTTTCAACGATTTTTTACATCAGTCCTACGAAGTTAGGCAAAAAGCCGTTCAGAAAGGCGCGGAAAAATTCGTCGAAATACTAACCCCGCAAACCCCCGTCGATACGGGCGAAATGGCGCGATCGTGGAAAATCAAAGACAAAATCCCGAATCACCGTTACGTCGGCAACACAAAGACCGCGAAGGGCGTCGTTCACCGCAAAGGAAAAGGCGGAAAAAAGGGCGAGGCGCGGTCGGGTGTCCCGCTTGTAAACGTGCTTGAATACGGCGCAAATTCGCCGCATAAAGGATTTTTCACGGGCGCGTTTGATTCGGCTCAAACCGAAATTTTTAACGCTATAAAATCAGAATTTACAAAATAATAAACGGAGGATTATAAAATGCCTACACCTGTAACTCTCGTCCGCTTTAATGTCCAAAACGCAAAATATGCGACGCAAAGCAGCGGAACATACGGATCGCCCGTATCTTTCGGAACGTCGAAGAAAATCGCGCTCGAGCGTGACGCGGACGAAAAGAAAATATACGGCGACGGATACGTCATCGTCACCATACCGAACGACCGCGGAAAAACGGGAACGCTCACGGTAAATAACGTCCCCGACGCATACGAGGTCGCAATGGGCCGCAAACTCGCCCTCGGGGCGGGATACGCCGACATCAAGCAAAGACTTGTCGCCGAACACGCAATCTATTTTGAAACGTGCGGCGCCGCCGATAACGGGTCGCTCCCTGTTGCGAAAACTTGGCTTTTCGGCGTTACGTCAAAAGCCCCGTCCGAAAACTTCGACCAAAATACCGACGACATCAACGAAACGTCGTTCGATATTCCGCTCACTATCAAAGGGACGCACGTCAAGAACGCCGCAGGAACTGCGGACGCGGTCGACGCAAACGGAAACGCGATAATCGCGTATTCGATGACGCTTTATCCCGGTGATACGGGATACGACAATTTCGGAAATTCCGTCCCGACGCCGAAAACGTCTACTTAACGATCAAGGAAGAAAACAACGATGAAAACGACCTTACCTATTCTCAAAATAGACTACGACGAAACGACCAAAACAGCAAAAAAGACCGAAAGCGAAATCGAAGTAAACATCGACACGTCAGTTTTTGCCGAGCAACGGTGGGAAGAGAACTTCCCGCAACAAGCCGCCCGCGAAACGCTTTTTGCGTATGTCGAGCGGATAATCGGAACGGACGGGAAAATCGGAAAAGCGAATATTTTGTCGTCGCTTAAAGCGTTATTCTGTTTTATCGAAAGCAACGCCCTCCCCGACTTCAAAGCGTTTTGTCAGATGTTTAACGTCGCCGAAAGCGACTATTTTAACCGCTTGACGGACAAAATTTCAACCGTCTTTGACGTCGCCCTTCACGGTAGCGTGACGACGGAAAAAAACTCGCACAGCACGGACAGACCTTAACAAGCCTTATAAAAAGGCTTAATAAGTCGCAGGGCAACCCCGACCCGCCCCTGTCCGTGCCGCGAGTTTTGACGATATTTCAAAAATGCGTCGAACACGGGGTGCAGGATTGCGTTATCAGACGTCTGCATTTCAATGATTTGCAGGTGCTTATTATGTCGATTGATATTGCAAATATAAAACAGCAATTACGGCAATTAAAGAAAATGCAAAATGCAAAACAGGCAAAAAACATCGTCGACATATCGCAAACCGACGCCGTTAAATTCTTAAAAGGGGGCTTATAAATGGCAGACACCGTTCGCGGATTAACAATCGAAATCGCCGCCGATCCGTCAAAATTTAATAGCGCGATCAAGGAATTGAAAAGCGAATCGAAAACCGCGCAAACGGAATTATCCGCCCTTCACAAGTCGCTGAAATTCGATTTTAACGAAAAAGATTTGAAACGCGCACAGCAGGTCGCGCAGGAGGCTCTCGATAAGACCGCCGAACGCGCCGACCTTACGCGCGCGCGACTTGCTGAACTCGAAAAAAGCGGCGCCGTCGATACGACGGAATATAGAGAACTTGAAAAAGAACTCGCCGTCGCGGAATCGCAGGCCGCACAACTAAAAAAGACGCTTAACGACTTAAACAACGCGAAACTCGACAATTTATCCAAACAGATAACAAAAGTCGGTGATAACCTGCAACAGGTCGGGTCATCGCTTAAAGTCGTATCGGGCGCGGCTGTCGGCGCTATCGCAGGACTCGGCGCGCTCGGCTTAAAAGCCGTTTCGACCGCCGACGAAGTCGCAACACTCGCGACGCAATACGACGTCACGGCGGCGGCGATTCAAAAGTTTAATTACGTCGCACTTCAAACCGACGTCGACGCGGATAATTTATATAAAGCAATGGTAAAAGTGCGGTCGGGCGTCGCAGATATTTCGTCAGGCGCAACGTCCGCCGCGTCAACCGCGTTACAAAAATTAAATCTCGACTTAAATTCTTTTGACGGCAGCGAACAACAATTTTACGCAATCATCGCCGCATTGTCCGAAATGGAAGATAAAACGGAAATGGTCGCAATCGCAAACGACGTTTTCGGTGATAAATTAGCGAACAATCTGCTCCCGATGATATATGCGGGAACGGACGCGATTCAAGGCTATTGCGACGAATACGAAGAACTCGGCGCGTTATCCGACGAACAGGTCGCGCGCCTTGCCGAATTTGACAACGTATTAAACAAATTAAAAACGCAATTTGCGAACGTTGCCGCTCAAATTGGCGCGTCGCTTTTGCCTATTATGCAAAAACTCGCCGATTTTATAAGCGAAAATATTATCCCGAAATTGCAAAGGCTCTCCGAATGGTTTAACGGGCTTTCGTTGGATCAACAGGAATTTGCGTTAAAAGCGTTGACTGTCATCGCGACGCTTGCCCCGCTTGCAATGGGTATCGGGAAAGTCGTTTCGGCTGTCGGCAACGTAATAAAGATATTACCGCAACTCGGCGCGGCTCTTTCGGCGTTGGAGGCTCACCCGATAATCCTTATTATCGCCGCGATCGCCGCCGTGTTGCTTATTTTATATACACAATGCGAGCAATTTCGCGATTCAATAAACAATCTCGTCAAACAATTAACGGAATCGCTCTCCCCCATATTGGAAATCATAACAGGCGTTTTTCAGAAAATTATCGAAAAAATAACGCCGATAATTACGCTTATCGGCGAACAACTCGGCAATGCGATAAACATATTAACCGACGCGCTCAACCCGCTTTTCGACATAATATCGGTCATCTTTGATATTTTGGGGCCGCTGCTTGAAAACGCACTTGATCCGTTGCTCGTATGCCTTGACGCGCTTTCCGTCCCGTTACAACTTATCGGGACGCTCTTAAATTGGCTTTCGCCGCTGTTTAAGGTTTTTGGCGTCATTGTTTCGGGGGTGATGAAGGCTGTAATGTTTGTCGTAAATCTTGTCATAGGGTGGGTCGAGGACGCGATAAATTTTGTTATCGGTATTCTGAACGCGCTCATTGACGGCGTAAACGCGTCGCTCGGTTGGCTCGGTGTCAGCATAGATCACGTTGCCGATGTTAAATTAAGACTTGATACGGCAGATATTGACGATTTAGACGACGTCGACGCGGTGGTCAACAAAACGACCGTTGAGAACGAGTCGCCCGGTGCAAGCGGGAGTATTTACGACAATATCGGCGCACAATCAACGGCGGGCGACATATATAATTACGACTATTCAAAAACCGAAAAGACGCAAAATGTGACCGTCGTCATTGAAAATTACGCGCAAAATGTTGACGTCGACGACCTCGTCCGACAAATCAACATCAAACTTGCGGAGGCGATGTAATATGCGAAAATTTTATTTACATACGGCAGACAAATCAACATCGTTTGACCTTAACACGAAAACCGCCCTCGCAACAGACCCGCAGGGACTTGGAACATCTTTTGACACATCATACGGCGAAACGAACGACGGCAAATATCTAACAAACATCAAACCTTCTTTCGATCCGATTGTATTAAAAATATA